GGATTTACTCCACCAACCCCTATTCCTTTACAACCACTTCCTAATTATGTACTACAAGAAGTTCAGCAGTTACAGCAGGATTTTGATGACTTATCTGGACAACATGAAGTAACTAGAGGTAATGTACCTCCTGGTGTTACAGCTGCTACTGCTATTAGTTACTTGCAGGAACAAGATGAATCTAAGTTATCTACAGTAGTAGATTCTATTGAGTCTGGTATTGAAAAAATGGCTAAGCATACTTTAGCTTATGTAGCTGAATACTGGGATATTCCTAGATTAGTAAAAGTTACTGGTACTGACGGATCTTTTGATAGCGCTATGTTTAAAGGATCTGATCTTAATAATAATACGGATATTAGGGTTGAAGCTGGGTCAGCCTTACCTACAAGTAAAGCTGCTAGACAAGCTTTAATTATGGATTTCATGAAGCTTGGATTTATTCCCCCTGAAGATGGAATGCAGATTCTTGAAATGGGTGGAATTCAAAAGCTTTATGAACGTGTGCAAATTGATCAAGCACAGGCAAGACGTGAAAATCTTAAAATGGCTAATATGGATCCTAATTTAATTATTCAGGGAATCCAAGAAGCTATGAATCCTGTTGATCCTATGACAGGGCAACCTCTACCTCCTCCTGTTAATGAGCGTACTGGCAAGGCTTTATTACCTGAACCTACTATCCCAGTAAATAATTGGGATAATCATGCTATTCATATTGATATGCATAATAGGTATCGTAAATCTCAAGCTTTTGAAAACCTTGATGAAGCTAATAAAATTTTATTTGAATTACATGTTCAGAAACATATGGAAGCTATCGCCGGTGTTCATATTGGTGGACAACCTACTCCTGAAATGATGATTAGTATTGCTGAACAGCAGGCTAATCAACCTCCTCCTTCTGATATGAATACTCCAATGGATCCAATGACTGGTGAAAATCCAGAAATGATGCAACCTGGTCCAGAAGCAAAGCCCCCAACTAGTGAAGAGATGCCTGTATAATAGGGTATTGACACCCTATATACTCTTAGATCAGAGGCCAGGGCTTCGGTACAGCCTCGGAAGGAATTAAAATGACCGTTAATATGGGCGAGGGCCCGACGGACTCTGGTCAGGGAAATGTCCAAGATCAGGTAGTAAATAGTGGCTCGGCCCCTGTAGTCAATGAGCCTAGTATTAATCCAGCTTGGAACCCACTTTTAGAGCAATTACCTTCTAGTTTACATGGAATGGTAACTCCTCATCTTTCTGAGTGGGATAAAAATGTACAACAGATGGTGCAAAAGGTACACTCGGAGTACGCTCCATGGAAACCATTCCAAGAAGCTAAGTTAGATCCTGAAGCTCTTTATCAGAGTTATCAGATCCAGCAAGCTCTTGAGGCCGATCCTCAAAAATTTATTGAGGCGGTTATGGAACACTATGGAATTCAATTCGAGCAGGGCCAGCAACCGGAGGAAAATGGAGTAGAAGAAGAACCAGGGCTATTTGATATTACCCAGAACCCTGAATTTCAGAGGGTTACAGGTATGACCGAACAAATGGCACAGTTACTTCTACAAAAGCATCAGGCAGAAGAAGATGCTGTTATGGACCAGCAACTTGATAGTGATATTGCTGCTGCTAAGCAAAAACATGGTGAGTTTGATGAAGATTGGGTTCTTCAGCGAGTTATGTATTTCGGTGAAGATGTAGATACAGCAGCACAGAATTATCAGGCTCATGTCCAGCAAATTATTTCTCAGCATCGTAATCCTGGTGCAAATGCTCCCGTTATTATGGGTAGTGGTGGGGGAACCCCCAGTACTGCCTCACCAGTTGCCAATTTAAGTCCGCAAGATCGACGCTCATTAATTGCGCAGAGATTGCAGGCTGCCGCTGCTCAAGGAGATTAAGAAATGGGTGCTACCCTAGCAACTGTTTCCGCACTTCTCAAGGAAATTTATGAGAAGGATGTTGTGGATCAGTTAAATAATGATACTGTTGGAATGAAACGAATTGAAAAGACTTCTGAGGGTGTAACTAATGAGGTTGGTGGACGTTATGTCACTTTCCCTGTTAGGACTGGCCGTAACACTGGTATCGGTGCTCGTAATGAGAATGAGGCTCTACCTACTGCTGGTCAGCAGAAGACTGCAGCTGCACGAGTTAGCCTTAAATATCTTTATGGAGCTATCCGATTAACTGGTCAGACTATCTCTCTTGCAGATAGTAATTTCCAGGCGTTTGCTAGCGCTCTTGATGAAGAAATGACGGGTCTTAAGCGAGACATTGCTAAGGATATGAATCGTCAGTTCTATGGCGCAGCTACTGGTGTTATGACCTCAATTACAGCTGACGCCGCCAACTCTATTACTGTAGCTAATGCTCAGTATCTTGAAGTTGGTATGGCTATCGATGTTTATGATGTTACTTTAGTTACTAACCGATTCTCAAATCGTACTATTGTTTCAATTACTCCCACTACTGCACCAGCTGCTACTGTTGTTTATTCTGGTGCAGATGCTTCTGCTTCAATTGTTGCTACTGATGTTGTTATTCGTACTGGTAACGTTAACCGAGAAGTAACTGGTCTTGGTTCTATTGTTGCTGCTACAGGTACTCTGTTTAATATTGACCCTGTGGTTGAGCCTGTTTGGAAGGCCGTTGTTAATGCTAACGGTGGTACTCCTCGTGCATTAACTGAAGCTCTTATGATTCAGACTGTAGACTCTGTTCGTACTAATGGTGGCGATACTACTGTTGGTCTTACTAGTCTTGGTGTTCGACGTGCATATTTTAATCTTCTTAAGACAGAACGTCGATTTGTTAATACTACTGATTTCGAAGGTGGCTTTAAGGGTCTTGCCTTTACCACTGATAAGGGAGATATCCCCATCGTTGTAGATGTGGATGCTCCGTTTGGTGAAATTCAGTTTATTAATGAAAAGCAGATTAAGCTTTATCAGGAAAGTGACTGGAGTTGGATGAACCGCGATGGTTCAAACCTTCAGCGTGTTATTGGTTTTGATGCTTATGAAGGTACCATGTATAAGTACTGTGAGATTGGTACTCATCGTCGTAATAGCCATGCTCGTCTTGACGATCTTACTGAGGCGTAATACTCTAGTTAAGATAAACCCTAAGTGGGCCCGGGTCTTTAATTGGCCCTGGGCCCACTTTCGTTTTTAGGGAGATTTAATGCCTACTCGATTAAGTACAGCAGCTAGAAACGCTGTTGTAGATGCTATTACGGCTCAAATTGATAGTGGTGCTGGTGCTGGTGTTTTAAGGATTTATTCGGGAGCCCAACCTGCTGGTCCTGGTACTGCTCCTTCTGGAACTTTATTAGCTGAATTTACTCTTTCTGATCCTTCTTTTGCTGCTTCCTCTGGAGGCTCTGGTGCTTTAGACGTTACTCCATCAGTTAATGATGCCTCTGCTAATGCTACAGGTACTGCCGGTTGGTGTCGATTTTTAACTAGCACGGAAGCTTCTGGTACAGGCTTAGGTGTTATTGATGGTACAGTAAGCACAGCAGGTGCAATGATTAACCTTGATAGTACTTCTATTGTTTCCGGAAGCCCTGTAACAATTACTTCTGGTTCTATTACTTGTCCGGCAGAGTAATATGCCTAGTCTTGCTGACGCTGAGACCACATTCTATAAAACAGCTACAGGACTAACAATTGGATCTATCCATGACTTAGAACATGCTTATTATAGCAGCCTTAGTGGTCTGACACCTGTAGCTAAGTATTCTCTTCAGGATCATCAAAGAGTTTATTGGGAAGCTCAAACAGGTTTAACTAAATGCAGTTTAAGTCAACTTGAAGGTGCTTTTTTAGATTTGCAAGGAATTTCAACTGGAAGTCTTGATAATAGACGATTAGCTTATTTTAGTGGTGGAGGAAGTCCTGGAGTATCAGGTACTTTATCTGCTACACTTCCTATGATTACAGCTTCTTTTGGTGGTGTATTAACTAGAGTTGGAATTCTATCTGCAACTCTGCCAATGATTACTGCTTCGTTTTCAGGTACAACAGCAGCAAGTCTTACAAGTCCTTTTGTTAATGCAGGTTCGGCTAGCACTAGTGGAGTTAGTACTACTAGCTTCACTCTTGACTGGGATCTTATTACTGATAAACAAACTGATGACTTAATTATTTTCTTTTGGTTAGGTATTAATACGGCTGTTTATACTATCCCTTCTGGTTTAACTGAGTATAATAGAAATACAGATGGATCATTTCAACAAATTGCTCTTAAACGAAAAATTGATGGTACAGAGGGAACTGGAAATATTACATTTACATCTGATGTAGGGCAAAGACATACTATTGGTTGGCTACATTATCGTGGAGTTTCTGATACATTTAATGATTTTGATCAAATATTAGAAACAGGTTCTGTTACAAGTCCTATGTCTCATGATGCAGGAACATCTACACCTGTTGTTGATGATGCATTTATTGTAGCTGTATATGCAGAACGTACAGGAACTACTAATGATGTAGCTACTCTTACTCCACCAACTGGATATACTATTAGGGCAGAGCATGAAAATGCTGGTTCTGGCGGTACATTTATTTGTATGGCAGATGATGGTGGAGTAGTAGAAAGAACTGCTGGTGCTGTATCTCCTTCTGATTGGTCTTGTCCTATTGGAAGTGGTACAGCGATTATGACTATTATAGCTCTTGAGAGATCCCCTTTTGATCCGCCCCCAACGACTACTAAGCCGCTTATGGGGGCATCAGCTAGCAATAATACCAACTTCAATACGTTGAATACTGCTGCTGGGCCATTCGGTTGTAGAAGAATTTTCTTAGGAAATATTACTGCTTCAACAACATTCCAAAATAGTGCTTTAAGTCAAGAAGCTGGAACGGGTAGAGTTGTATATGCTTCTTGGAAACCTGCAAATATGGCAACGTTTGCCACAGATACTACAGCGCAAGGAAATTTCTCTAACTTCTTAGATACTATTCCTCAAGATGTTTCGATTGTTTTTTTCTTGTGGCACGAACCAGAAGACAATATAAATGGTGGAGAATTTACTCTTGCTCAGTGGAAAGCTAATGTTTACAAATGTGGTGATCTTATTGCAGCTAAGAACCGTCCATTAATCCGTAATGGTTGGTGTATTATGGGTGCTTGGACATTTGATAATAGAAGTGCTTACAATGCATATGATATGGATACATGGGATACTTCTAAGTTCCAAGTTATTGGAATTGATCCCTATGTAGAAAATGCTAATGATCCTGCTTTTTCAACAATTTTAACTGTTAATAATTCAGGTACTTCAGGACCAGGAACTAGTGATTCTGTATTAACTCATATCTCTGTACACAATAAACCAATCTGTATTGCTGAGTGGGGAGTTACAGAAACAAATAAAACTTTAACACAGAAAGCTACAGAAATTACTAATTTCTATAACTGGGTAAGAGATACATGGAATCCTGCTCACCCTAATTCAATTATTGAAGGAATGTGTTACTTTAATAATAATTTAGATGTTCCTTCTGACCCAGATAGAACTTGGGAATTACACGATGCTCCGCTAGATGCATTTATTGCAGCTTGCGCTGATTCTAGGAACTGATTATGGCTTATGTACCTACTGAGACGGGTCACTTCGTAAATGAAGATTTTGCCCGTATTGCAGAGATTATCAAAGATTACGATCATGAAATGGAGTTAGCTTGGATTCCTCCAGATAAGCGTCGTCCAACTGATATAGAGCCTTATGCAGTAATTCATCGCCCGCTTGGTGGTAAAGAATATGTTATGTTCTATATCAGAGAAGATGAACTTGATGAAAGAGTTTTAGCTCGAATTTTCAATGGAGACCTTAAACAAACAAATGTGATTCAAAGACTCGAAGCTTATGATCATGCTGTTCAGGTTCTTGATTTAAAAAAGAAGATGGAACAGGCAGAAGCAAGACAAGACTTCATTAAGTCTGTTGTAGGATCTCATAAACATTCATTTAGACATAATGGGAAGGTGATTCCTAAATGATTGTAAATGATGTAGTTAAGAGAGTTCAACGACAGTTCGGTGATGAGTCTGCTGTGCAGTTAGAAGATACTGATGTTATTCGTTGGATTAATGATGCACAAAAAGATATTGCAGTTCAAAATGATTTAATGCAGGCTACAGGAACTCTCCCAACAATTGTTGGGACAACTACTTATGCATTTCCCTCAGATATGATCTCAATGCGTTCTATGTATTATAATAATCTTAGACTTAAATATATGTCCCAGGCGGAGTATGATGAGTACATATCAGTCAACGACCCAGATGAAATTTCTTCTGATGATCCTATGTTTTATACTAAATGGGGTAATAATTTTAGGGTTTATCCTAAGCCTGCTGCTGTCGGCACTTTAAAGCTTTTATATACTCAAAGACCTCCCGAAGTTGATGACATTAATGACGGCCTGTCGCTGCCTTTAGAGTATCACCCTAGAATTGTTGAATTTTGTCTTAAACAAGCCTATGAAATGGATGAAGATTGGGATGCAGCAGCAGCTAAAACTACTCAATATGATGCAGGATTGTCTATTTTAAAAGAAAATGAACAGACTCCTGTTAAAGAGTATTACCCTACCATCACAGTATTACCGGATGATCAGTGGTGATTATATGAGTGGCGGCGGTGGCGAACCTATTAGATTAGGTCCTTTTGTTGGTGGTATTAATATTCTTTCTGATACTACAGCATTACAAGATACAGAATTAGTAGATGCTTCTAATGTAGAATTAGATCTTGATGGTTCATATATTGCAAGACCTCCTTTTTATGATTTAGCAGCACCTTCTTCAGGTGGACGTATTAAGCTTTTAGGTTTTTATATTGATGGTACAGTTTTAAGACTTATTGGTTTAAATAGTACAGGTTTATGGTATTACACTTCAGGATCATGGACCTTTATTGCAGGTACTGGTGGAATTACATCTACTGCTATGGTTCAATATGATGATAAAGCTTGGATTGTTGCCACAGCCGCATCAACTAATCCTGGTGGGTATATTTCAGGTACAACATTCACTGCTGTAGCTGCTATACCTCGTGGTGGTTCAGCAGTTATTCATAAAGAAAGAATGTATATCGTTCCTGGTCCTAGTGTTACTGGATCTAATAGTACTCTTTTAAAGTTTTCAGATCCTGCAGATCCTGCTACTTGGCCTGGTTCTAATTCTATTTTTATTAATAAAGGTGATGGTCAGAAATTAATTGATATTATTGTATATAATGACAACTTACTTTTGTTTAAAGAAGATAGTACTTATGTTTTAGCTTTTGATGTTTCTCCTAGCGAGTCTATTACTAGAAAAATTAATCCTTCTATTGGAGTATCTAATAAAGATTGTGTAGTAGCTTATGAAAACCAACTATATGTATTACATGAAAATAATGTGTATGAGGTAGTTAATTACGATTTTGCTAAGATTAACTCTAAGGTACCCCTTAAATATGACAGTACTGCTCCTTCTGGTGGATGGTCTGATCCTTTCTTTTTAACTCTTTTAGGTGATAGGTTAATTGTTAAATACTATGCTAATTTTTATGTTTTTGGTCTTAAAACCAAAGTATGGACTAGATGGGATACTTGGACAGTAGAAAATCGTTATGTTGGGCCTGCTGTGGCTGTTCCTATTAAAGATGAAGCTAATGCTATTCCTACTTACTATATGAGCTCATCTGCTTCTACTGTTAATGAGTTTTATGGTTTTAGAGATACAATTGATAGTCAAAATGCGGAAGAAATAGAGATTATTCTTAAGACTAAAGATTATGATTTTGGAGTACCTCATAGATATAAGAGATTGTTTTTTTGGGGAGTAGATGTTTCCACAGTAAGAGAAATTATTGGTATTGTTCAACCTATTATTGTTAATTTCTCTGTTACATGGGGACAACTATCTGCATATACTTGGGGACAAATTTCAGGAAATACCTGGGGTCAACCACTTAATTTACCTGTAGTTATTGAAACTAGTAGAGAAGCTGGATCTGCTAGACGTAAGTTTGCTAAGTTTAAGAAAAGTCTTAGATTTAGACAAGCTAATTTTGAAGTTAGATTAACTTATAATGGAACAACCACTACAGGTCCCTTAAGAATTTTCACTATCACTTGTCTGATTGCAACAAAAGAACATTCTAGTAAGGCATTGACCTAGGAGGTATGCTTAAACTATGCCTGGGTTTAACAAGTATGCTGCTGGATCTAAAACTTATAATGGTGGTAGTTCTGCTCCTACTATGGGTCCTGTTGATCCTTCAGGTTATCGAGAACGAGATCTTAAATATAAGACTCGTCAACGTAATAATGCTATTTTGAGACGACTTCAGGCTCGGCAGCAGAAGAATTATGGTTCTTCTGCCAATTTAAGTGCCCCACAAATGAGGACGGTTTAAATGGCAGACATGGATACAGGTGGTGCTAGTAATAGGCAGGCACCTGCAACTGTAAGACGTGATGTTGCTAAGCCTAAAATTGCTGCTACTAGGAAACCTCTTAGAAGGACTGTTAGCAAGTCTTCTACTAATAAGAATTATAGTAATAATAAACAGCAGAATTATACTAGGGCAGCTAATAGGAGGTCTGAAAGTAGGAAATCTACTCCTAGATCCACACCTAAGCCTGTTCAGCCTGCCCAAAAGAAAATTGTTCCTCCTGCTCCACCTAAGCCAGTTATTCCTGACATTAACAAGTTCCTTGCTGGAGATTCTACTTATCAGCGTCAATTGGCTGCATTTGGTAAGTCTCTTGCAGATTTCCAAGCTGATCAAGGTTTAGCTCAAACTGATTACAATACAAATTATGGTAATACTTATAGAGATATTGGTTTAGCTAAGACTGATGCAGCAGGTAATCTTGAAGAGGATTACGCTTCCCGTGGTCTTCTCAAATCTGGTCTATATAATCAGGCTTTAGGTGAACTTAATCAACAGTATCAAAATCAGTTTACTGATCTAGGTTCTCAGAAAACTGCCTTTATGGATCAACTAGCTCAGGAACTTAAGAAATATCAAAATGAACAAAGTACTCAAAAGGGTAATGCTTATAATGAGGCTGTTCGTCGTAGGGCTGAAAGGTACAATCTCTAATGGCTAATATTAATATTAATGAGAGAGATTGGCAGAAGATTTATAAGCAGGGCCCAACAGGTGTTCCTGCTCCTAATCAAGCTGCTGGTCTATTAGGTCTTTTAGCTCAACAGCAAAATAAACCTGTATCTACTGCTCCATTTAATCCTATGCTTACTGGTGCTGAGATGATTGATCCTAATAGGATGAATCCTTATGCTACTGGTAGGTATAATGGAACTGGACAACCTGGACGTCCTTCAGTAACTCAGCAGACAAATCCTATGGAAGCTATCATGAGTCAATTAGCTAAGCTCATGGAACAGTCTCCTCCTCAAATTCAATTTGATCCTGTTGAATTACCTTCTTTTGACCCTAATAAGTTTAAAGGTCAAGCAACTGAGATTGTAAATGAACAGTTTAATCCTATTATTAATGATCTTTTAAATCAACAGAAGTCAACTCAAACAAGAGCTAAAGGTAATCAGAAAGCAGTTGGTGATATGTATAACCAACTCGCTAGTTATCTCGGTCAAGAGTCAGCCACAACCAATAAAGGTTATGACCAAGCGCAGGCCGAATCTAAGACTTTATATACAGATGAACGTGATAAGATTGCTGGTATGTATGCAGCAGATGCTGCTGCACAAAGAGCAGAAGCTAAGCGTTTAGGTACTGAAGCATTTGGTACTCCTGATGCTATTGCACAGCAGAATGCAGATAAGCAATTTGCTGATCAGATGGCTAGTCAGCAAATGCAATCTACTCAAACAGCTTATGGTCAGCAGCAACAAGCAGCAGGTGACTTTGATAGAGCTATGCAAGGTGCTGCACGATCTGAAGGTGGAGAAGCTCAGCAAGATATTATTCGTCAGCTTGAAGATTATATGACTCAGTCTGATACTAATCTTGCAGAAACTCGTTCACAGCAAGCTGGTAGTATTTCTGATCTCATGATGAAATTAGCTCAAGGTACTTATGATCGTGATCTTCAAAATGCTCAATTTGGTTATCAGCAGCAACGTGATTATATTGGTGATCAGAATCAATTATATGATCGTAATTTAGATCTTCAACTTAAACAACTTGAATTAATGCAAGCAGCTACAGGAGCTAATGGGACTTCTTCTGAAAAACTTAATCCTTGGCAATCTGTTGCTCAATTCTCCGAACAATTACAGCCTGGTCAAGGGCAGAATATTGTAGCAGCTTTACAGCAAGCTATGAATGAACGCCCTGAGATTTATGCTCGGTCTAAGGAAGATCCAGTTCCTATGACTCCTGCACTATTTGCTAAATTAATTGGTGATAGTCAGGCAGCTGGTAGTTTAGATCAGAATGCACTTAGAATGGCGGCTCAGGAACTCTATAGGCTTCTTTACGGAATGTAAGTAGGAGAAAATGACCTACGCTGAAGAGTATGCTAGCCGATTAAAAAGACTGAGTCTGTTATCCAGTTTAGGGATTCAGGCTCAGTCTCTTAATCGCCCTGCTAGTAAAGCTGAATTAGCTAACTTAATCTTACAAAAGGCTCGCTCAAATTTCTCTGTGAGCGAGCCTATTAGTATGTCTAAAGAAGAAGACAAGAATCTTCTAGATCGTGGTAAAAGTACTGCCTTAGGTGTATTAGATATTCTCAGTCGTCCGCTATATTCTGTAGCTTCAGCAGCAGATGCTGCATTTAATGAGGCTGAAGGTGGAAATGTACTTAAGGGTGCTTGGAAGGGTTTAAAGGGAGAATCTGATAAATCCTTTGTAGATGTTCTTCAACATCAGCACATTAGAGAGATTAAAGAACGTCCTGAGTATCAACGTATTCTTAAGGATTATGGCCAAAAAGAAGCTGATTATTATGAGCAAACTGAAAAAGCTCTTATTGATGAAGGCCGTGTAGAGGATATTCTTCCTGGTACTTTAAATGATTTGATTTTAGATCCTCTTAATTTAGTGCCTTTTGCTAAGCCTTTGGAAGCTACGAACCGTTTATTGAAAACAGCTAGGGAAGGGGCCACCCTCGGTCTAGAAGGCGCTGAGACAGCTACTCAGGCCCTGTCAGACGTACTCAGTGGAACCCCGAAACCTCCTCCGCCGGTTCCTCGATTAGAGGATAATCTTCCTGCTGGGTTAATTAGAGAAGAAGAAACTCTTTCTCCTAATAAATTAACGGATGTTAAATTTTCTGAAGCACTAGGTACTCAAGTAGAAATGCCTAAGGCTACACGGCCTCCATTTATTATGCCTGCTCGTCCTAATACAAAGGAAATTGAAGGCGTAGAAGTTGAGGCTGTAAAGGGTCAGTCCCTAAAAGATTTAATGAGTACTATTAAATCTGAACCTAAGTATGCTAGCTTAGCTGATGTCTTTAATAAGGATATTACAGCTAAGGATATTACAGCTAAGGATTATGAAGGACTGACTAAGGCTCGTGTTGTTAATCAGACTGCACAAATTGTGGATCAGGCTTCAAAGTCAAATCCGTCCTCTATTGAATTTTTATCGACTTCTAAAGTAGGACAATTAACCCCTGTAGCTCGTAAGTCAGTTGAAGATGCGGTAGATAGAGTTACTAATGAAATTAAGACTT